CCTTTTAATGCGCTTCCATAATTACCTACATTTCTTTGGCTTCTGCCTATTTGAGCATCTTGAGCTTTTAAAGAATTTGTGTTTCTATTTATTTCAGCTGTTAATTGTTTATGATATTTTGCTCCTGATATTGTCGTTTTGTCTAGCCTCCGCCGAACAGCAACCATGGCATTTGTTTTCTTTATTAAATCACCTTCCGATTTAACCTCCATATTCAAAGCTGCGATCAATTCACGCTCTTTGGCTTCCGCTTTTGCCATTGCGGCAAGTCCTTTTTGTCGTTGTTTATCGAGTTGAGCGGCTGCTCTCTCTGATTCCCGTTCAGCTTTTGTTAATTTTTCGGCCTCTTCTTTGAGTAATCTTTCAGCCTCAGATAATATTTTAGTTGTTGCTGCTTTCTTTGTAAATGTCTGATTGCCTTTCTCAATACTAGTAAGCATCTTACTATAAGTTGCATCCATAGTAATTAGATCGTTGTTTAATTTAACAATCGCATCACTTATCTTTTTAACTAAGGCTTCATTGAGTTCAGCCATTATTCATACTTTTTTTACAACCTTTAATGATATTTTTTAGATAGAAAAACGGCACGCCATCAATACCTATTTTCTTTGCTCCCTCTTCACAAACTGTATAAATTGTATCTAAAAGCTTAAAATACTTCTCTTGCATTAAATTTGCTTCTTTAGATTCAAAATCAGTTACTTTGTTTTCTTTAGATATATCGATCAGCGTTTTTAAATAAGGCAATGGGATATAGCTTAGTCTTAAACTTCTGGAGGATATTTTACAAGAGGTATAAATTCTATCTAAACTTTTTGAAAATATTTTTGATGTTTTGCTCATATTTTTGCTTGTTTTAACGCTTGTTTTTTTAATTCGAAAAAATCACTTAAAACCATATCATAATCTATTTTATCATATTCTAAAATCTTGAATATGCGTATAACTAATTCGGAAAATGTTAATCCTTTAACTACTTTGACCTCTTGATTTAATTCTGCATATTTGTCTAATCTCCGAACAATTTCATTATCGATCTTTTTTAAATCTTCAACTTCTTTTACTTCAATGCCATATTTGCTTTTTAATAGTTCCGTTTTGGTTTTGATAGTCTCATCCAACTTTTCATTTACATCCACATCTATGCCCAATTCTAACAACCACAACTCTACTTTTAGCTTATGGACCAATAAATTGTTTAAGTTTTTGTAAAATATTATCAGCTCTTGTATTTTATACTTTGAATTTAGATTGTCTTTTTGCTTTTCAAGATTGTGATTCTCGCCTAAGTTACTTTCGACTAATTGAATCAACTGGTCGAAATCCTTAATCTTATACTTTTTCAATCCTGATTTATCATTACTTTTTGAAAAGTAACTCCATTCTCGAATAGTAATCTTATGAATTAAATTTTCCATACTAGATTTTTATAAAAGTCAAACATCGATTTACTCGCAACCTCAATAGCTTTCCCCATATTGGGTTTTGGAATTCCGAAAATATCATTTGTGTACATGTCTATTAGATATTTTGTTTTGTCCCAAAATGAATCTACGAAATAAGTACCATCGTTTTCATTTGTTTCAAGAAACATTTCCCCCTGAAAAGTTCCATCAACAAAAAGATTTGGCTTCTTTTTTCCTGTTTTCTTCGCGTATGCCGGTGATAAACCAGTTGATCCTGTCAAAGAATTTACAAAGGCTTCATTCTTTGATGTTTTAGATGATAGCATTTGTTTACGATTGAAATCGACAAATAATTTCTCATTATCCTGCACAGCTTTAGCTTGGAAGAATTTTATTCTCCCATTATATGATTTCGCTCTATTTGCTAGCTCAGTAGTATTCATCTTTAAAAAAACCCCACCCCAAAAGGCAGGGCTTTAGATCAATCCTCCTTCTTTTTTTGTTTCGGCAATTTGCCGCCTATCTTAACATATCTTTCTTCGGCCGACATAGTATCATTTGGCACCGACTTATTATGCCAAGCTTTGAACTTAACAAAGGAAAGTTTAGCCATATCCTTGTGTACGTCTATCATACTAATACGGTTTGTTCAGATAAGTTACTTACATATGTCTGATATGTTGCATCATCAGCTTCCGCCTGAAGGATAAACGTATCATTTACCGCAAGTGAAGCGGGTTCACCGCCAGTATCTTTCTGAATTGTTAACGTATAGTCGCCTCCGCCAATCTCTGCAAGAGTTGTAACCCCAACAGGTTGTGGTGTGGCCACGCTAGATCGAACAGGGAAAGCAGCTGCTAATAGACCTGTATGTCCTGTATTTGTGCCTCGCTTAACAACTCTTACTACCATAGTGCCCGTGCCCGTGGTATATGCAGTTGTAACCGAAAGCGATAAACCAGCAGGTACATAGTCTCTTAAATCAGACAACATATAGCCAGGTTTTGCATAAACGCCTTTTTTGAATTCATCGGATGACATAAAGAAAATATGCACAGGATAATTTTGTTGCCCTGCACCTACTTTAGGCAATCCGTTTACAAACGCTATTCTTACGCGAAAACCTTTAATACTTAAATCAGCTTTTCTTGTCCCGATATGAGTATTCAACTCATCAGTTGTTAATGTTAAATCCCAAAGCTGATTTTCCCAGCTTGCAAAACTTGCATAGTCGCATTGGCCTACGTTTAAATATCCAATGGCTGAAGGGATTGGCTTCCCGTCCATATATTTAACACCTAGATTAGATGTCGTAATATTAGGGTCGTCAGTAGTAGGTTCGAATCCCCCCTCGAAATCGAGAATAAATGAAACCCGCGAAGCTAGTGTTTTACTAGCTATATTTGTATGCCTAGTGGATAATGAAACGAAAGTGCTATCTGTATAAGTAGTCCCTTTCTTTTCAAGAATTCCGCCGTTGACATTTCCAACTTTGCATACCAAGTCTCCAAGGCCGGCAAAAGTTGCATCTTTACATGTTATCATTTTTATTATTTTTTAATTTGTACATTCTTGTAAGTATTCAATTTCGGTATCGAATCTAACTAAATAGAACGGCTCCATATTGTTTATTTCAGCAATATCGCCGAAGTCACTAAAAGCATCTAAATCCGTTGTCATTTCTTTGAATTTAAAAGCCGTGTATCTTACTATTTTTATAACATCTCTGTGCAAATACTCAACCGCCCTCTCATTAATGGTTGGATAAAGAGAATCTAAATTAACAGCGAAATAAATCGATACCTTTGCTTTTAATGAATTTTCATCATACGGTATGACAGAATTTGGTAAGAAAAAACTATGTCCATCGATCTTATGATTCGGAAGCACTTCTCTATATTTTTTAGAGCTTGTTATTTGGATTTCGGGTCTATTTTCCTCCCCCTTTTTATTCCAAAATGCACGACCATAAGAAACATAAGTATTGTCCGTAATATCTACGAATAACCTAGCCGCAAATAAGGCTCTTAGTGTTTCTATTTTTGCATCCAGTCCTATCATATCGAACCAATCGTAAAGTTATCATCTTCATTTTCAGTAAACGCATTGTCTTTATAACCGAGCTTATTTAGAGTAGCTTTTAATCGCTTATAAGAACTTGACAATCTTCTAATGATTGTATCACCCTCATAACTTTTAAGCTCCATAATAAGCTCTTTGGAGTTTATGTTTCGTTGTCTCAATTCACTTTGAGAATATGGATTATAATACAACATACTAGCTATGTCATATTCAAATTGCCTTTGAAAGCATTCTGTAAACTGTAACATGTGCTGTTTTATAAAATCCGTTAAATCATAACTTATTGAGAAGTTTAGGTTAATACCATAGTTTCTGTCATAAGTAAGATTTGCGCTGTCAAAGTCGCTAAAATCAGCGATAGAATCAACTGCAAAAGGAGTGATATTCGCGTAATCGAACATGTTATTATAAAAAATAGTATTATTCCCAATCGCCCTACCAGTTAAAGTAGACTGATCGTAAAATAGATACCATGCTCCGGTATTACTTGAAATCTCAATCTGAGTTAAATCCTTCCACTCGAAACGTTTTCCAGTGCTAACAAGATCAAACGTGCTTACTTGAGTATTCTGATTGTAAAGATAAAACGTAATCGTTTCACTCTCTTCGAAATCTAATGCAATTTGATTAATAATAAAAAGTAAGTGGTTGGATTGGGTCGGGTTTATTCGATATCCAACCAGCTTACTAGTATTTTCAATCACATCATTAGTAATGTCAGCAACTCGATACATAAAAATATTGTCTACAATAAAATTAGGTGTAATTAAGTTACTGAATACTGTCTCAATAGAGCTTCTTATTTTATCCTTCAAAATCAATGACAACAAAGTAGTTTCTTTCCAATAAGCAGTATTAGTTATCGTTTGTCCAATATTTGGACTTACAATAGAAATATAATACTTCGAACTAGAAGTCACGACATCATCTAAACTAAATGTCGCATTATAATTCCCATAAGTAGTTCCAGCAGCATAAGCCGCAATAGTATAGTCACTCAAATTTGGCAAGAAAGCCTCTATGTTTTCGATTTTTATTAATGGATGAACTCCAGAATTAAAATATCGATTAGACCTAGATCCTCCTGTTAAATCGGAATCCAATACACTAGTAGAACTATTTAACGAACTTTTAAACGTTAGTAGTTTATCTGTGAAAAACTTACTCTGTATGTCATTTAGATTATACATTTATGACGCAGGATAAATGGTTGCACTAAATGCACCAGGGAAATCACCTGCATCAGGAAGAACCGGAACAAAAGCAACTGCCTCCGTCCAACAATTGGCTACTGAAATAACATTTGTAGCGTGGCCACCCGTCATTCCTTCATGAGGTAGTTTACATTGTTTGAACATAAAAGTGGCAGCAACGTTAACAACGGCTGCGACTAAGTTCTCTTCAATGTTGTAACCTGTCATTATCAAACGGTCGCCGCCATCTTTTGGAGTGATTGCCATTCCATCAATCTCGGCTGGTCCATCGGCATAAATACGAATAGCATTTGAGCCGTCAGTATTGATTACTGTTAATGCTTTCCCCGCGGCATTGTCGTTAAGGCTGGTTTGTTTTAAATAAACAATAACTTTTTTAGCTATCGCCGTATTTAAAACTTGTAAACCAATTTTTCCCGATCCACCTTTAATACTTGCAAATCCATCTAAGGTATACTCAAATGTCGCAGTACCAACAGCGGGATCAATTAAGATCGCCTCATCAGCAGCAGCATCTCCGACAATATTTACCGTTCCGATTGCTTTCAGTCCGCCACCATTAGCTGCTAACAATATGGTTAACGATTCAGTTAGGGTATAGTCTCCTGCGACTACCTCAATTGTCTGACCTGCAATTTGAGCAGCGACAGCGGCCTCTAATTCGGCTACTGTACCAACTCTAATAACAGTTGCGGCTGCATTAACAGACGATTGTGTCTTTTCAGTGAAAACTCTGGCTTCAGTGCCGTCACTATTTCTTTTTACATAATCCATAGTCTTGTCTTTTAAGAGGTCGCCCCTGTTACTTTAACAATATCATTAACTCTTGAAGTTAAATCCGAATTATAATTGGTTACTAAGAAAAACTTATCTAAGAATCCCATTTCTTTGTATGATGTCATACGAAGTTCTCCAGTTCTATCACCTAAACTAGAAGCGTCTGTTGCTTCAGTGTTTTGGAATACATTCAATCTTTCACCAATATAAGGGGCAGGTGTTGGCATAATTCCCCATACTTTGGAGTCAACCACTGTTCCTGTTCTAAAATCAAATGGATAGTTTTGTACTGATCCAATAGCGCCGTCCCTTAACAAGTAAGCCACGAATTGAAATGTACTTGGTGCAATCCCTAATGTTTCAAAAAACATGGGTAATTGGTTTAATGCAAATTGTCTGTTTTCATTATTAACAGCACCAAACTTTAAGATCTCATTTATTGCTAAATTAAAACCGCCTTCATTAACAACTAGATTATAATTGCCTGCTTTTTTATTAATTCTCATAATCGTTTTAAGATTTGAAAACAAAACATCTTTCTGTGATGCTAGATCGCAAGTCAATGTATCTAATGATGTATTAAAAGCAAAAGCACCGTCGCCGTGATTGATTTGAGCTTCGCCAGCTAAAACCTGAGTTTTATATGTACTTAATGCAGATGCAATTTGTGTTTCTTTTGCTGCTGCCATAGCGGCAAATACTTCATCAAATTTGTTATCTAAGTAAGTCCCCTCTTCAATAGTATTGTTTACAAATTGCCCTGGGTACCATCTAAAACCTGAAAAGATAGAAACCGAAGTCAATGTCTTTTGTTCAGATACTGATAAGTGCTCAGGAATTGTAAAGCTCTCTACTGAAGTAGTAGTTATTACACTCTCCTTTAATCCTGTGTATTGGGTTGTTTGCCCTTGCACTGTTTGTAAGTGCGATTTTAACGCAGGACTCGATAACACCTTATTCATTGGTGTATTGTGCTTTAAGCACTCAATCAGTCCATAACGTTGTATTTCTTTTTCCGTTTGCGTCTTCCGATCTTGGTACGCATTAAGATACGAAAAATCAATATACCTGTCTGCCATAATTGTTTAAAATTTAATTAATTAATTGTACCAATATTAGTCTGTTAATTTAAAGTACGTCATTTTCTTTACATAATTCTTTGAAGCGAGCGGCGAATTTATCATCTAAATGATCGATATTTTCATTAGTAATAATATGCTGCTTGATAATTTCCTGCGCTGCTCCTTTACTTATTGATTCGGGGATGTTTAAAGTTTTGGCACTTCCGCTGCTACCTTGTCCGCCCCCACCTGTCTTTTGTTCTATCAAAATCAGATCTTTTAATTCAGCGTCTTGTTTCAGTAAATCTGAAATAAGAAACTTTTGATAATCTTTCGTCCCAATCAAATTATCCTTTTCATCGTATGATAATTCGTGAGTGTTCTTAATGCGTTCTATCGCACTTTTCTTTTTTGCTTCTAGCTCGAATTTATTTACGTTATCATCGAACTTTGGCATTGCATCAGTAATTGATCTATTCAATTTTGATGTGTTATGAGTAGTTTCTAAACTTGAATATTTAGTCTCCCACGCTTCGTCTTTGGCTTTTAAAATGTCTGGGAACTTTGCTAATTCAGCTTTGACCTGTTCAAGTTCTATCTTGAATGTCTCATCACCTTTATGATTCTCAAATTTTCCTTTCCATTCTAATGCCTCTTGTTCTGCTTTTGTAATTTTCGCTTTTGAAACTTCTGGCAGCCATTCGGTACCTAGTCTTTCAAAATAATCTGAAAACTTTTCTTTTTCATTCTTTTGAATATTCGTTAATTGATTGAGTTTTTCGGCTGCACCGTTAAAGATACCATCGGCATTCTTATTGGCTAATGCTAATAACTCAGCTTCTTTTACTGAATATTCTGCTTCAATCGCCTGAATCTGTTCAGGTTCTAATCCTTTTTTCAACTCTTCTTTTGATAATAACATAATCTGTTATGTTTTTTAATTTATATTTATTATTTAAAATAAGAAACACCCCAGGATGCTGTGATGGAAATAACTAAGGATAATGTGATGGAAATAACTAAGGATAATGCCATAGCCATTCCGACTACTTTATTTTTCCAATTCTCCATTTCGTTTACTGAGTCTTTCATCTCTTTAACATCAGATTTTATTTCTTTAATGTCTTGTTTTAAAGTACCGATTTCAGCATCAGTCATTCCTTTAAAATATTCTATGCTTTTGTCCATTGTACTTTTGTTCGAGTCCCTTCAAGCTTAACACTTACCTGTGATTTTATAGCTATATATTCTGTAACGCCAGAATTAACTGCCTTAATATTATTATCGGAATTAGTTAGCGTTATTTGCCCGAATAATAAACTTGGTAATAATGCGAAGAAAAATAATAGCTTTTTCATAATTTTATATTTTAAAATCTGGTTCTACTTCTTGGATTTTGTCTAAGAGCTTTTCATCTCCTATATTTTGTCTGAATTTTATATCTAATTCGTTTGCTTTTTCTTCAATATTTTTACGGGTGGATCCTAAATCCAATTTATCGATTGACTTTTTAGGGCTTAGCATCTTTTTCATTTCGGCCATCTCTTCTTTCAACAATTCAACCTCTGTTTTTGGTTTTATTTTAATTTGGCCTTTGATGATTTTATTTACTTCTATTTTGCGCTCATCATTCCTAATGATAATCTCTTTAGCTGTTTTTGTCGGCAATGTATAGTCGATACAACTAATGCATTCAATTTCGCAGGCACCTAATTTTTTCCAATTATCATCGTCAAGGCAATTCGCCAATTCCAACTCATCGTACTTAGGCATTATTACTGCATTCTTTAAATTTCCATCTTTATCATAATTAGGCGTTTTGCCCATCACGATTTTCATCTTGTATACTTTCATAATCTATTATGTTTATTAATAACTTTCGCGCTACGTTTAATTTCTTACTCATTCCTACATTTTCACCGAAATATTCATTGAAGAAATTGTTTAAGTCTCCATATTCGGCCTCAAATGTATCGATGTAATAATTAAAATTTAGTCTTAATTCTTTTTGTTCAGGATTCACCCCTAACATCCCTATAAATTCCGCATCCGTTAAAGTAGAATAAGGGAGTAATTTATATAGCAAATTGCTTCTTTCCAGTGCTGTTGGGTTGTTTTTGTGAATCGAGTAATTAATACGACTTATAATATTTTCTTTGTCGATAGGATCTATTGCCTTATTGAGAGAATCCCTTAATTCAAATTCAGTCTCTAAATAAAAATCAGTCCCCCGATCAATATAAGCACTTTTAAACGATTTACCATATACTATCCTGAGTGATTTTGAATCTAAAGAAGTTTGAAGTTTTGATAGTTTGCTGCTTAATTCAATGAGTGTATTTTCAAGTGTTTGATTTCCTCTGGCTATTTGATCTTTATTTTTTGCCTGACCATTGGAATCTTCAACACCCTTCCCGACTAATTGAAATTTTATTTCGCTGTATTTTTCATTTACAAATTCATTCCACCAATTTAAAATATCAACAGGAATATAATGAAACTTCACAAAGTTAGCATTCAAATCAAATGGACGCTCTCCATTGTCTCCAAATTTTGGAATGTTCATCTTTATAACTGTACCGGCTTGGATAACTGTTTTTGTATTACATATTGGACACGGAAGTAATTTGTCTTTGTTATTTAAAACTCCATTCGATCCAGATACATATCCATTTACGCATTTGGTACCATCGGCGAAACTAGACTCACAAGCTTTTTCTTTATTCTTATAATGCGTTATCACAGGAATCGCTCCGTGTGGTAAACACATTTTTTGTAAGGTGTAGTAATTTACATAGTTTTCAAACTTCTCTAAGAAATTTGAGAATATACTTTTACGTACGACAAAACTATCTGAGTTCAAAGGATCCTGTGAAATGAAATCCGCTGGACATTCTCCTAAGTCGTGTGGATTTGTTGTCTCTTCCGTATACTCTTCTTCTGTATTATTCTTTTTTATATAAACAGAATAAAACTCATGAGTATAATAATAATATCTTTCTTCGCCATATTCATTTACTCCTTTGAACGCTATTCGTTTGATTTTGCCATCACCTGTTGGCTCCATTGCTATTACAGAGGCTATGTTGATATTATATCGATATGGCTTTTTTTTCTCCTTATAGTCGGTTATTACAATTGAATTATGATTGTATATTAACTTTGAAAATATTTCATTTTTGTAATAGCCCTTATATCTTTCTAAGAATTCAGCTGATGAAAGTTTGGATGCGTTGGAAGTAAAGGAATAATCAAAAAATGGATTAGTAGAATCGAAAACTTTCTTTAGTTCTGGAATAATATCATCCTGGACAAGTGATGCCGTTGGTAGTGGGTGTCGTAAAAATTTAAGGTAAGAAACAAAGTTGTCTTTACGCATCCACCCCTTAACCCAATTGATAAATGGATTAGAGCCATTCCATATATTCTCTATCGAATTATCCGAATTGATATAAATATCTGAATTTAGATGTGTTTGAATGAAATAAGCTAAGTTTTGCTCATATGCAATAGCTGTCTTAATCTCTGGCTTATACTTACAATCCCTTAGAAACTTCTCCATAGTACTAGAAAAGCGTAAATATAATATAAATAAGTTGGTTATTCTATTAGTTAGGCTTTACGTCCTATTTGTGTGATACACGCTTTTTTAAACGAAAACCAGTATCTTGCAGAAGCCTTTCCTCGTGGAAATACAACACCCAATCATTGAACTCTTCTAACGGTTCTATGTTGTTTTTTATCCATCGGCTGATCTGACGGGTAGATATCCCCATCAGACTAGATGCTTTGGTTTTCCACACATTGGAATATGCTTTGTTTGTTTTTGTATTTATTAATATCATTCGAAATCAATATCTGAATAATAATCGTTCATATCCTTTTTTGAGTATTCCATTATTACATATCTCAATGCTGCAAGCCCATCGGGTTCATGCCCATCGGGTTCTGGTATAATCTTTCCGTTGGGATCTACTTTGAAAAACCAAGATTCAACGCCTGCTTTAACCGTTGTTGATCGTTTAGTGATGAATAAATTATAGCCGCGTAGTTTGTTTATCCCGTCAATCTGTGATCCTTTAGGTTTATGAACGCCGCGAATATTATACCCGAACTTTTTAAGATCATCGATAGTTGTTTTTCCTGAACTGTCGCCAATAATCAAATGACCCTTTGGAAAATTCACTAAATCCATTTGATCTACAACAGCCATTCTTTCAGCTCCTGCAATTTTCTCAGGCATTAGGTTGTTCATAGAAAACACCACATCAATATAAAGATTATTGCCTTTATTCCATACATTTATTAATTCTGATGGGTCTGGAGAAACGCCAAAATCCATTCCTGACGGTATTCTTTTTGCATCTGTTGGTATTTCATCAATGAATTTGTAATTGTATATCCTGCGTTCTGAATAAAATCCTGTCA